CCCGTAAGTTGCTCATGCTAGCCCCTCATGTTGTGCGGATGATACCCATAGGGACTTGCAAAGTCTATTGATGAGCATTATCATGCAGTCGTTGTCGTAGCTGACAATGTGATTGAAGGCCGTTTACTCATGCTCTCGACCCTTGTTGCAAGACTGGGGTTCAGCTACCGAGAGCAGCAGTAAGCGGCCTTTTTGCATTAATGCTCGGATCACAGACCAAAGTTTGCTGTGAATGGAGTGGGACTCAGAACCCAGCCGAAACCGATAACTGGCGCAGCTAGACCGACCACCGCCGTAACTGCGTAAGAGGGCAACGGGGATCTGTTTCAAGCCCAACTGATATGAGTGACCTCGCAAGAGGGATGGCAGACCAGAGACAGGGGTGCGCGACACCGTAACTGCCATAGTCAGTCCATGCGTAAAGGCTGGCCCCATGTAGCGATAACGATTCCCGTCCGCATGGTACTCACTAACCTTGTTTGATACAGGGTTAGGTGAGTATTTGCCCAGATCGCTCCACTCAAACCCTCCGCATGTGACATTCAGTAAATATTTAATAAATATGCAGGGGCCATCGTTATGAATGTTAGAGAATATCTTTGTGCAAAGTACAAAACTGATGAGCCGGGCGCGATTCTCGCTTTGGAGTGCAAAGTGTTTGGCATTCCGTACCCCTTGCGCAGCGGCTGGCTTGATCGGTATGGCGACATTGAAATTACGATAGAGATGCAGACCAAACTGGTTCAGCAACTGCTTGCAAGCAAGAAGGATTCGGCCTGGGCTGGGCTGCGCGTCCTTGCCTATGGCGTTGAGAAGGTTCAATTGCGCGACACAGAGATCACCCTGCTCTAGCTTAAGCCGCATACGGATTACTCTTCGTGATGCCAGCGTCGATCAGGTCTTCCTCGTCGTACTCGTCGGGCGGTGGCGGATCGATACTCAGCCAGCCAGCATCCCTGAGATAACGAAGGCTCATCGACATGACATCCACGAAATCGTCGTTTGTCGTATTTGGGAAGCTGCAAACCTGCGTAACCATGGCCTCTGCCCAGTCTCTGACGTAGCCCGGCCTGTTGGTTGATTCCGGCACATAAACCTTACCCGCCTTGATGATGTTGGCCACGATGCTCAGGCGCTGGATCTTGTCAGCATTGCCGGGGTTGTAGGATCTCACCGGGATGTGGGCACGCTGCAGGTCTTGGATGAGCACGATGCCAGCGGCCTTGTCCTCGACTAGCACCAAGTCAACACGCTTTGCATCCTTGCCCTCGCCAAACACGATCTCGTACTCATCGAGCACCTTGGGCTTAAGGTCAGGGTACTGCAGCCGGTCTTGCCAGGCGTCGATGATCAGCACCCGCATGCCGCCGTCTTCGGGCTTGTAGACACCGAAGGTAATGCAGGCTGTCGGGTCGTTCTGCGTCTTCTCAGTGAAGGCACAGTCGTAGGACTGGACGATGAACTCAAGCTTCGGCAGAGGCTTGTCTGCAGGCCATAGGCGAAACCAATCACGCTTGACGATACCGCCTTCTTCAGCGTCAATGATCTCAGCGTGGATCTCTTGCCTTCCTAAGTTCGTGCCTTCGTAACTTAGGATCTGCCGCTTGAAGTTTTCAGAGAGGTTATCAAGGTTGGCATAAGTCGATGCGGTAGTCAGTACGACGTCGTCGCCTTCCCTCGACATCAGATCAATGATGAGGTCTTTAGGCTTTGGCGTCGTCGTGCAGATCAACCGAGTTTTCATGTCGGGAAGCTTCAGGCGCATGCCGAACTGGATCTGGTCCCAAGCTTCTTGGATGTACTCCCAAGCTGCCAACTCATCGAGCCAGCCGCCATTGAACTGTGGCCCCCTGAACCTTTCCGGTTCACTGGCCGGTATGCCCTTGATCAAGCTGCCGTTGATGAGCCTGAGTTCATGAAGCGCCTTGTTGTAGTCTGCCACCAGGACGGGCGGTATGACCTGCAGGAGGCCCGAGTCACCCTCGAAGCATGTACCCCTCACGTCCGATGACGTTGGAGCCGCTACGAGCCATCTGGTGGCTTTGTAGGACCATGCCCACCAGGCGACCTGCTCTGCTGCCGTTCTTGTCTTGCCGGCACCGCGGCCTGCAAGCATGAGCCAGATTGACCACCAATCACCTGTCGGTAGGATCTGGTGCTTGAGTGCTTTGGTTAGCCACATCATCCTCCAGCCCCAAGCTGCAGCCTGGTCAGCAGGTAGCTTGGTGTACTCAGCCCTTACTTGCGGATCACGCAGTAGGGTCTCAAGATCACTTGTCCCCAAGCTGCCTCTTCGCCTCGAGGTTCTTCAGCATGGCGTCGAAGATGCTGACGTCAGCCTGTACTTGCACTGGGCTGTCAGCGTCACCAGCATGTGTGAGGCGGTCACCGTACTTCTTGGGGTTCCACTTAGCTAACAGCTTGAGCCTAGTCTCAATCTGCAGCTTGCGGTGGCCAAGCATGTCCTCAGTCGTTACTGATACTCCGTCCTCGTGCTCGGTTCGCTTCTCGCCAAAGTTTGGCGTGTCGGCAATCTCAAGGCATTCCTCAGCCATCTTGTCGTAACCAGCTTCGCGTGCGCGTGCGATGCGGAGAGAAAGATCTTGGTCGCGGGCCATCCACTCGTAAATCGCAGTCCAATGAGGCATATGCTCATCACGGCATATCTGTCTTAATGGTTCTCCGTCACTTAGTCTTCTTGCTATCTCTGCTGCTAGCTCAGGCGTGTACTTGCTTGGCCGGCCTGTTTTGCGCGGCGCGGCGTCATCTTTGGGTTTTGCGGTCTTGGCCATCACAATCTCTCAGTGACTTGTTTGGCCGGATCTTGCCACTCTGTTTGTTGCGAGACAAGCTTCCCTAATGTCTCGCGGATTACGGGCTGCATGCGTAGTGCCGTTTTGTATCCGGGATTGGCTATGCCCTTCTCCAGGCGATGCAGCGTTGGTCGTGATGTGCCTACCAACTCAGCAAACTGTTCTTGGTTGAGGTTTAGCGCGGCGCGGGTTGCCCTTACTGATGCGGCGAACTGTTCAAGCGTTTGCATGCGTGATCATCATGAGTTGCAACTGCTTGATTTTACTATGCTTTAGCACAAAAAGAAACCCCGCCATTGCGGCGGGGAAAATCGTCAGGAAGACAAAAGGAGACTCACACATGGACTACTCGTCCGAGTCTAAGTCCTCTTCCTGTTCTGCGTCAAGTCGCTCTTGGTCATATTCCCAAAGCTGCCTGTCGAGCCACCAGTCATAGTTCATCTTGAGTCTCCTTGAGGTATTCGCCAACAGCCTTGTGAAATTCACGAAGCTGCTCTTGATTGAGGTGAACGCTGGCGTGTGCGCCTACCTTCCAGATCGTGAGCCACAAACCTCCCTCGTGCTCACTGAGTGCAACCCTGTCGTAGTTCTCTGTTCTGATGTTGTGTTCCATGATGTTCTCCGTTAGTTACGCTGTTTGGTTACTGCAGGCTCAATCCTACACACTTTTAGTCCACTTGTGTGGGTGTACGCCATCCGTCCGACAAGTGGTCATGATGCGCGACTAAACGGCGGGTAACGTGTAGCAACTCAGCCTCATCGACCTGGTAATGCTTCGTGAAAGCCTTCACACCCATGCCGTGGATGCCCGTGTTACCGCGGTGATGCTCTGGGCATAGCGGTATGGCGTGGTAATGACTGGCCTTCTGTCCCATGCCCGTGCCTTTGCGCGGGTGATGAATCTCTGCTGGCGTACCAGGCGTGCCCTGCAGGTGGCAAAGCACGCAGCCAATAGCCGAAAGCTTATCGAGATGTTTCTTCTCGTCTGCCGTCATTTGCGCCCGCCTATGCCTGCAGCGTAACGCAGGCCTGCAGCGAACCCCTCGCCCCAGCCTGCCTTGTAAACGATCTGGCTCCAGCCATGATCATCTTCAATCGCTGCAGATCCGAGGAACTCAGACATGCGCTGCAGCATGGTTTCCCTCATGAAGTTCATACCGTCTAAATGGTCGCTTTCCCTTCGGCTCTCAGATTGGCTTGTTGCGTCCGGTAGATCTCGATTCGCGCTTGTGCTGCGGTCAGTTTCCATCTCAGTGTTTCCTCTTCAGTGACATGCTTTTGCAAATCCTTCAACAACTCAACGTATTCGGGGTGAGCATAGGCTTCGCGCTCTTGTGCGCCGATTGCGGTCTCGAGACTTTCTTTCATGAGCATGGCCTTCTTGCTCTTGCGAAACTCTTCGGTATAGATAC